AAACTTTTGTTTCTCTGCTTCAAGTGCTTCAAGCTTTTCTTGTAGTTCTTTACGCTGTTTTACTAAACGCTTTATACGTTTTTCAGCCCGTTTGCCATATACTTTTTTATCTTCAGACTCTTCCTCTTCTTCAGATTCAGGAGATGCTTCAACCTCTTCAGGCTCTTCATCTACTTCTTTTTCTTCTTCCTCTGTTGTTTCGGGAGTTTCTGGTTCTGGAGCTGGCTGCTCTTCAGCTGGGCTTTCTGTGTGCCCCTCTTCATCAATCTCAATCTCGAGTTCTTCCTCTAGATTAAGTTCTTCTTTCTTTGGGTCTTCTATCATTTATACCTCCGTCAGTTGCGAACTGCGTTTTACGCTATGTGCAATATAATACCATATTTAGTGGTATTATTGCAAGGGCTTATCTATGTTTTATTTTATCTGGTTCTGGTACAATAGCTACGACTTCATCATCATTTATGATAGAATAATCTTCATTTTCATATTTGAATTTAAGTCCTACATACTTACCAGTGAGTACATAGTCACCCACTTTACACCATGTGGTCGCAGATTTTTCCATGTCTTTATAACATTCTGGACCCATATCTATTACCTCAGAAACCACACAAGCAAACTTAGCTAGTTCTCTTGTTTGATCCGATAATAATATACCACCTGATGTAGCTATTGGTGGTTCCCACGGTTTAAGTAACATACGATAACCTTGTGGTTTTGGTAGTTTACTCATCTGTTCCTCCTGCAATATCTTTGTATAATTTTTTATACTCAGTTTCTAGTCTATCAGACATATCGTTTAATGTCTGTCCTATGCCTACTAAAAATTTATAGCCTGCATAGTCATCAGTACTACCACTAAGTAGCTGCTGATTATTGGCTTCTATTGCTTCAGCCAAAACTTTTTGCATACGTTCTTTATAATTCTTAACTTGATCTAGCATGTGTTCTCCTGTATCCTAAAAAGGGGGCACCTATAAAGACACCCCCGAAAGTGAGATTACTTAATGTCGATAATCTTTTCCTTCTTTTCTTCAGGAATTATCTTTTTAAGTTTAACACAAAGTAGACCATCTTGCAACCCTGCTTCTTCTACTACAAAGTCATCTGCTAGTTCAAACTTTTTAGCAAAGTTCTTTTCAGATATTCCTTTGTGTAGTAGTTCTTTTGAGTCTTGCTTGTCTTTCTTTTGCCCTGTAATAGTTAAAGTATTTTCTGCATACTTAACCTTTACATCATCTTTGGCAAAACCAGCGACAGCCATTTCTATCTCATAGTTTTCAGAGTCTACTTTTTTAATGTTATATGGTGGGAATGTTGTGTACTCGAATGAGTTCATCCTTTTGAATACATCATCAAATCCTATCCAAAATGGATTGTATTGTTCTAAGCTTGTCATAATATACCTCCTTTGAAAGCAAAGTTTACTAGCTCCTTTCGGCAGCTATAGGTATTATATAATAACTAATTCTTAGATGTCAACCCTGATAAAGGATTATTTAAAGCTTTATCTATTTTTAAATCAAGACTATCTTCTAATAACTTCATCTCATCTAAGAGTTCTCTGTTATCTTCTTTCTGTCTATCTTCAACATCATTTACAACTTCAGTTATATGTCGAATGTCTCCATTCATCTGACGTAAATCTGCTTTCATGTCAGAACGCATATCTCTAGCTACATCTGATATTATAGTTATTTCTTGAAGTATCATATCTATTTCTGATTTTAATACTGCCATACCTTCATCATATTGAGAAAGGTCTGGCTCGGTATACAGAGTAATCTTTTCCTTCATATCAAGGTAGTCCTGGTAGAAAGTGAAGCCAGTCCAAGCTGCACCACCAAGAGCACCTAGTAGAGTAAAGATGGCAAACACCTTTCCTCCAGTTATCTTCATCCCGCTATACTCAATACTGGGCATTTACTATATCCTCCATTATTTGTCCTTGTTCTGCTATAAATAGATCTCCATATGGATCATCTATTACTTTATTTAAATACTCATTAACATTTGTATCTTGTATTGTTGATTGAGTATCAAAAAATGTTTTAGTGTTGCCTAGAATTTGCATTACTATTAATGTTTTCATTTGATTAGATTCATCATACCTAGCTTTATCATCCATCTTTTTTACTATCTTAGTTGCTGCTTTTTCTTTTGCATTAGGTTCTTTCACAGGTTTTTCAGGCTCTTCTGTTTCTTCCTGTTGTATATCTTCTTGCTCGGTACTATCTTCAACTTCCACAACGGGTTCTTCAGTAGCTTCGCTATCGGGTTCGGTTGTTTCTTCTTCTGTTGGTTGTTCATCTACTGTCTCTTCTATTTCTGCTACTTCCATTTCCATTTCCATCTCTATCTCCATTTCAGCTTCTATTTCTACAGCAGCTACTTCTGGTTCTGGAATATCTAATTCAAACTCTTGTATTTCTAATTCTACAGTTTCGTATGATACATCTTCTGTTTGTGGTTCTATAGGAGTAAACTCTATATCTCCTGCATCATCTATACTAATATCATTAAACTCAAATATTTCTTCTACAAAATCTAATTCTGTTGGATCAAATAAATCTAGATAATATATTTCTTCTAATGTAGTTATTTGTTGAGTAATTATAGTATTAACTACATTGTAAAATACATTGACTGTTACATCATCAAATAATGGTCCAATACCTAGATTGATGTCTCTACCACCAACCTCTATAACTACTTTATTTAGTACACCACCGAAATCGAAAGACCCGTTATAAGACTGGTAGCCTGTTGATATTCCAGACTCAGACAAGATGTCAGTGCCTGAAAAGACCTGGCTAGTTCCATTAAGTCCTGTAATGTGCATGTATATTCTATCTTGAGCATCTCTTTTATCTACCTCTATTGTATATTTAACCGCTCCCCCTTGATCTATTTCTAAATTAGAAATGTCTACTGTTTGTATAAATGTGGTGCCCATTCCAGACACGCCCATTGTTGATGTGCTATTGCCTGATCCTGTGATCTGTGCACACTTATCAGAACCTAAAGCATAACAAGAATTACCGCTGGGGATATTTGCAGGACCTTGCCCACCCCAATCAATGTCCATGTCTCCTTCATACTTTGAAGTTACATAATCATTATCACCATCAAGAATATCTCCCGAGTCTTCATTAGTGACTGTAGTAGTTGTAGTAGTTACAGTGGTTGTGGTTGTTGTAACAATTTCTGTACCTTTATCTTCTTCAGTAACTTCTACTTGTGTATCTTCTGTAATAGTTACACCAGGTATACAAAGACCTGTTACATCTGGTAAGCAGTCTGCTTTAGAAGATAAGGAGACCAGTAGTAATAAGGAACAAAGCCTTATACAACGCAATATGATCTGCATCACTAAACTCCTTCACTTCTGGTTTATTTGCTTCTACGTAATCTATTTTATATTTACTACCATCTGGAATCTCAGATGGATTGTCACTCCAGTATTGAGCTGCTTCAGAACCAATAGAGCCTCGTGCTGGGCACGGGGTGCCTGCATCCGTCATTGCATCCCAGACTCGTGGGTCTTGACATAAGACTGATACTGCTGCAACTTTCATACCATAAGTATATAGAGATCGTGACAGTTTAAGTTTTTGACATAGCTCATCATCAATAACTACACCTGTAGCTAAGCCTACAACATTATTTTGCACACTAGCTCCCACACCAACTTTACATATATCACTATTATTATTCATAATAGTTGGTGCATTTGCTGTAGGAGGGGTTGAGTTTGTAACTACGGTTGAAGATACTGTATTCGTTTCTGCATATAAATTTAAAAATGCGCCCATACAAAGTACGGCTACATATAATGGTATTAGATATTTAAACTTTATCACTAGTCTACTTTACTCATAGACCTAATAAATTCAACACCTTCTATGGTTTCTATTTGTGCTTCAACTTTAGCACAAGATACTCTTGCTGTATCAGATTGCATGTTACGTTCTATATCTCCTAATGCTTTTTCCATATCAGCTTGTAATCTCATAATGTTTACTTTGTTATGTGCCATGTTTTCTAAATCCTCTGACATACCTTCTACTTGTTCTGATACAAATTCTAATAGCATAAACTGTTCTTGGTCTATAGGTGTTTGATCTGCGCCTTTAACTAAGTCTTCTTCAAATAATGTTTGTCTAGTTTCAATATTATTTAATCGTTCAATAACTCCAAAGTATGCCCACACACCTATTGCTGTAGCTGCAAGAATACTTATTAAGTTTCTCATCGGCATACTGATTGATGTGTTATCTGATATCTTCATATATTACCACTTAGATTTATTAGCCCAATATGCAGCAGACATTTTTCCTTTAGCTATGTTTTTAGCATGACGAGCTTTAAAAGATTTTCTTCTCATCTTTTGTTTTCTAGATTCTCCTGCTTTAGGTTTTCCTGCAGTTGTAACTCCTTGTTGACCATATCTAATAGTTTTAACTTTGTCACCTTCTTTAGCAACTACTATATGAGATTTTTTAGGATGGTTAGGAGTTCGTTTAGGTTTGTTATAACCAGATACACCAGCTCTAGCTAGTCTTGGATCTTTCTTTTGTGGCATTACATACCCTCTCTTTTAATCATAATCTTTGCTTTTTGTATTCCATCTTTAGCCATATCCATAGCATCTTTTGCCATCTTACGTTCTCTTTCTAGATCTGTATTCTCATCATCAATAATAACTTTAGCTTCTTCTAATGCTATTTCATCTTGATGTTTCTTAGCATCAAGTGCTAGTTTAGCTTTACGTAATTCTAAATCTTCTTTTTGAATTTCTACTTGTTCTTCTTGAGGATCTTTCTTTTCACCAGCCATAATTTTTCGTTTCTCTTCATCTAATTTTAATAATGAGTCAGAAGCATTAGCTGTTAATAAAGCTATTTGATTTTCTAATTCAGGTGGTAACGGTTGACCAGAACCTACAGCTTGTCTTATCTGTGGGTCTTGAATCATTTGCATTACTTCGCCTTTATATTTCATAGCTAAGTGATCTTGTATGTGTGCTGCTAATGTTTGAATCATAGGTAAGTTTTCTTTGTATGCAGGATTCTGCATCATAGCTGCGTGCGCCACTATATGTGCATCATGGTTTTGATCTTGTCTAGGCGCTAAAGGTGCCCCCTTCATTGACCCCATATTTTCAGTAACAGGATCAGCTGTTATAGGTTGCATGCTTTTCTTTAAATATCTTTGTGGTTCATCAATACCCATAGCTGCAAACAGTTCCATACCTATCTGTTCCATATTGTAAGCATTTGGATTTTGTTGAGCTATTTGCATAATAGCATTTATCTTTGCAATCCTGTGTGCTTCTGTTGGCATATTAGGATCTGATACTGGTAAAACATCTATTGATTTTAAATTAAAATCATTTTTAAAAACTTGCTGTGCACCACCTGCGACTTCATACGGGTACAGATCAGGAAGATACTCAAAATCTAGTCTCGCTAAGATTCGCAGGTCTTTGGATTGGGCGTTATGCAGACGCTTGTGCACAGCGCTGAACAACTTAGAACTTTGTTCTAGCAAAGCCATAGTTGTACCAACAGGTCCATAGTTAGATGCTTGATCTACTATGTTGTCAGTCGAGTCAGCAAACTCTTTAGCAGCATTTACTACATACTGCATTAAATTAAATAATGTTCCTGAAGGTTCTTTAAATGGTAAAGGTTGTAAAGATTTACCTAGATCACCTGCAGGACTATTAACTTCTCTCCATTCACCAGGAGCAATAGGTTCATCTGGTGCTAATACTCTAAGACCATGTGCTTTAAAACCACCAGGTAAATTTGCAAAAGTACCAGCATCAATCAATTGTCTCATTGATGATGTTGCTGTTTTAGTTAAGCCACCAATTAAATGTAAATAACCATAACCATAAAAACCTAAACCAGGAATCATGTAGTAATGTGTGAAATACATTTTCTTTTCTTTTTTCATGTCATCAGCATTCCAGTTTCTTCTAATTGCTAAAACTTTTCCTTCATCAGTCATGTGAACTACATAAGGAAGTTTTAAACCATTAGGATCTTCAAATCCTGGTAAGTCTAAGTTAACATGCATTTCTAAAATTTCTACACGCTCTGTATCACCATACGGTTTTGTTACTCCAAGTATTTCATCAGATGCTTCCTCTGCAGAGGTTTCATCTATTTCACTTGAGTCAACATCTACATCTGAAAAAGTTCCTGCCATTTGAAACTTTTTAATTTCGTTCATAGACATTGAATACTTGTGAGTAAACCTTTCAGCGTTCTCTAAATCAGATGCATAATAGTCTACATAAAAATCTTGTGCTTTAATATATTCAGTTCTTGGTCTACCTAAGTTAACATCCCAATATGTTTTCTTAAAAGCAGAACCGTATAACGCTACATAAAATAATAAACGATCTAATTCAGGACCATACTCTGGCATTTGAATTTGTGTTTGATAATTCATAAAGTGACGCACACGATTAGCTTGTTCCATCTTTTGTTGATTTTGTATACCGACTATTCGTGTACGTACTGGTCCTTCGGTAGGGAATAATTCTTTATAAGCTTTTGCTTGAAACTTTACTACTGCTTGTGATAGCACGGGATGAGAAGATGCGCATGCTCCAGGAAATGGTTCATCACTATCTTCTGCTTTAAAACCTAATAAGTCTACACCTTCTTCAGCTATAGAATCATATTCATCTCTTGATTGTTTATCTCTTTCAAAAGAATCTTGTAATTCATTTGCGATAGCACTTAAGTCTGACTCATCTATAAATTCTACTAAATTAGAATCATGTGCTGCCATAGTAGCTTCAGGTTGTTCATCATCAAACAATCCCATAGCTTCTGCTTCTTCTAAGATAGCATTATCTTGTAGTGTAACTTCAGCTCCACCATCAGGTGTAGCCATTACATCAATATCTTTTTGGGGTTGGTCTACTTCATCAAAGAGAGTTAAGTTTTCTCCCTCTGGTATTTCAAATTGTTTTTCTATTGCCATATATCAATCCTTAATAATAACGTCTGCGTCTTCTATTATACACGTCTGACTCATCTAAGTCAAGCCATGAATTATCACTGTGTTCTAAATAACCACCATTACGCACATACAATATAGCTTGAGTAACTGAGTCTACAATATCGTCATGTGGTCCAGATGGAAACTGTCTACACTCTTCTATAGTTTCTTTAGCCCATATTTTAGTCAAAGGTGCATAAATTCTACAGTTGTGAAACAAAGAACTAACAGCATATGCTCTAGATACTTTGTCTCTATCAGGTTGATACTCTTGAATAGGTAAACCTGCTAGTCTTAGGTCTTGAATTAACGACTGACCTGAAGCTTTTTTCTCAATAACTACGGAATCTGGGCGGTGTGTCATAAATTTATCCACAGCTTTTTGTCTAAGTGTAGGAAAATCCCAACGACCCTTCTCCATTCCTAGCAATACCATGTTTGCTAAACTAATTTCGTCTTTTTTAAATATTCCCCACGTAGTAACTACAGAAAAGTCTGCAGTAGTGCGGGTAGAAAACGCTGTATCCCAGGATTGTATGATAAAATCGCACTCTGGTGGGTCTTCTATGGACCAATCTTGCCAATAATCTACTTGAATGATGCCCCCTGTCTCTGATGATGGGTTTTGTAAGTACAATGCATCAAATTTAAAAGGAGGTGTGTTGTTTTTTGTACGGATAATGTCCTCTGTTGACCAACAGAAACCATTTTCGCGGTCAGGTTCTTCCCAAAAAGACTTACCAACCTCTGGTAGTGGGTAACTTTCTGTTAAATACCCTTGATCTATTAAATCTATTCTAGCATCTTGCAATTTTTCTGCAGATTCTGCAGTATTTAGTGCAGGTATTCTTACAACAGACCATTTATCTGCTAATGGTGAGGCTTCTTGTTGCTTTAACAAGTGACCTGCTAAGTCATTTTCGTGCCATCTTGTCATTACAAGCACAACTTTTCCACCTGGCATCAATCTTGTACGTAAACCAGAAGCATACCACTCGTTTAATTGCTCTCTTCTTGTCTTTGAAAACGCATCTTGCTCTGATATTGGGTCATCAATGACTGCTAAGTGCGCACCAAAACCTGCGATACCTGATCCAGAACCAGCAGCTAGAAAACTTCCTGCTTGTTTGCCCCCTTCTTCGAGTGCCCAAGAGTTTGCAGCACGGTTATCTTTTTTAATTTTTACTTTTGGAAAAATTGTATTGTAAGCTGTGGTATTTATTATATCACGAATAGCTCTACCGAACTTAGTTGCTAGGTCATCTGAGTGAGATACTGCTATCTCTTGCCAGTATGGATTACGACCTAGCGCCCAAGCGGGGAAATATGTTGATGTGATTAGTGACTTAGAAGAACGTGGAGAAACAAAGACCATAAGTCTATCAGTTTCTCCTTGCTCCAACTGCATCAGTTGGTCACAAAGTAAACGATGATGCGGTCCTACATTAAAGCTAGGATTCATTAGCATTACAAATGCTAGTAAATCATCACGTGCTTGTTTAACCGCTAGCCTAGTGGCTGCGTCTCTATCTTCGGATGTATGCAATGCCGCCCCACAAAACTATTTGAGAATAAATATCCACATTAGGTTGTCCTGCGTACGGCTCTAGCTTTGGCGTTAAAATCATTTCTTGTCTCCCGATATAACTTTTAGTTTAGGTGTAGCAATTCTTTTCAAACGTTCTACATCTCTTTGGATATCTTCTTCAGAATTACCAGAAGCAAATGCATTGACTAGTGTTGTTTCATTTATAGTCTTGTCTGTCCATAGTGCTTTGTGTTTTCCCAATAACTCTAAGCTTCTAATGGCTGCATTGTAATCGCCTGTTTGCTCTGTCTGATCTGCAATACGCACTAACCTTCTAAGGATATCATCCGCGTCAAGCTGCAGCCTGCGCATTGAATCCTGTTTAAGTTCTGCGATCCTATCTCTAATACGATCCATCTTCAAAAACTGATAGGACTTCGCGTCAGCTACTTTGTCTGAATAACCCGCACGCTTTGCCGCTGCCTTTGAATTTAAATCTTTAATGTATTCTTGACAGAATAGTTCTTGTCTTCCTGTCAAGGGTTTATTTTTATCCATGTAAAAAAATTATAACATAGAGCCCTTGTATTGACAAGGGTTGTTATGATAGCATTACAGCATCCCTCTCCCCGAGGGTGTCTCCTGTAAGAAGAGGGGGTTATAAATGCCTTCGGGCATACCCCCTCGCATAGAATGAAAGGAGTTAGCGCGCGCTATGAAAGAGTCTCATAGAATACTAACCCATGATAAGATAAAGCGGCATATAAGCCGCTATCTCAAAAAACTATCCAACAATCTCAGTCCAAAGGAATTCGTGGACATACTCTCTACTTATCTCTCAGAGGAGAGGGGCACGCGAAATCCTAATAGACCTGACCTACGCATCCACGACTACATACATCAAGTTAGACGCGAAAATAAAAAAGTCTAAATTTTTGCTAAAATTTTTTTTGATGCATTATGTATGCTAGTGCACACGCATTTTTTGGGGGTGGGGGTTGAGATCAAAACCCCTCCCCCCTCTCAAGAACTCTAATCCAACTACTGTTTCAAATCCAGCTTCTGTATATGTGTTCCATATACTGAAACAAACTACGAACAAACACCCCGAAACCCCTGCGTCAATCTGACCAATTTACTTAATTTTGAAATCGTGCTAGGATTTAAGAATGAAAAATACATTAATGAAATCAAAATCTTATGGTTGGATCAAGCGTAAGGTTAAAAATAATACTAAAATCTACATGGGTCAAAAAGTCGCACCTGTGTACAAAGTGTGGCAAACTGACGCAGGGTGGTTTGCGCGACAAGTTGCCACATTGCCAAGATAAATCTATATGATAGCCTCTACTGAGGCTATCACCTAGAGTTATCGCTAGGAAGAAAAATTGATGCGTGTAAATCGTAGGACACCTCACGCCCAAAATAAGGTGCGACAATATGTCGCGTCAGGCATTTTGTCGCAGGATATAGTGTCGCATTTATTCGGCAAATTGTCGCAATGTGGCAGGGTGTCGCACAATGCGTTTTTTACTTGATTTAATTTTTCATTCTGTCAGAATTAACCTACTTTAAACAACTATTTTAATAGACTTTTTAAATGGCTATTTCAAAGGTGGATCGATCCCATTAGCTATTTATTATGCTATTAAATGGTTGTTTAAAGCAACTAATTTGAAGTTATTAATTTAGATTATTCAAGTTAATTAGTTCGGTCATAATTTATTACTTTGTACATTTTGGTCGCACTATGAAGATACTTCTTGACTTTCAAATTGGTTGTGCCATAATGGTTTTAGATTGTGAGGTTGATTATGAAATCAAGAATGAACATCATTGGACGAGGTTATTTACCTTTAGGAAAATCACCAATATTCAATGGTCAAAAAGATTGCTACGAAAATGCTGAAAAATCGTATTTTCAAGGCTATGTCTTTAAATCTGAAAAACAAAGGCTTTCAGATGGTGGTCGTGTTGCTTTACTTCGTAAGGCTCAAGCACACCCCGACTATGCGAAATATATGAAATTAGCTTCTAGCAGATAATCTGCTAGATGCGACAGAATGTGCCATTGACTTTTAAAATGGTTATGGCATACTAGATTTAAATATAGTGAGGTAATAAAATGAATGATACTACTTATAGAAAAATAGTGAATAGTTTCACTAAACAAGAAGCCACATGGTTTCTTAAACAAAGTAAAGAAGTACAGATTGTGTACTTCAACTTTAAAAAACAAATTAGCGAGGAGGTATCGTAATGGCTAGTGTACAAGAAGTAATAAAAATGGCAATCACTAAAGTTGAAAGTGATTTACTCAGCGAATACAAAAAAGAATATGACGAGGGAATTATAACCCTAAATCATAAAATCAATCAATACCATAAAATGAGAGAGATTACAACAAGATTAAGAAAAGAACTAATAAAGGAGTAAAACATGGCACTAACTAAAAAACAATTTATAGAATTTGCTGACTTGATAGCAAAACATAATCCTACTAAAGCTATGGTAGATGATATCGTATATATCATGGCAAGTAGTAATAACAGATTTGATAAGCATAGATTTGCTGATCGAATAAACTCACAATCTAACAAACGACTAAACGATTTAGATATTACCGATCTACAAAAAGCATGGGTTAAGCCGAGCTTAAGAAGTGGTAATATTTGTAATAATGGCTATAGGAGGTAAACATGGCAAAAACTGTATATGTGGCACGATCTAATTACTTAGATGTACCAGCTGTCTTTGGCAATGTCAAAGCACTATATGATTTCACTATTACATCACTAAATAGTGAAACACCGACTTTGGATAGGGAAGGTAAACCATATCCAAGCACCTATTCACGATTTAATACTCAGCTTAAAAAGCAAGGATTTACAACACTATATGTTGATAATTCATTAACAGCTGAGAGTTCTGTTAAAGTCGATACAACAACTATTAATGGTGGTTGATATGTTGAAAATCGACTTCAACAAAGTTATAACTGCGACAAAGTGGACAATTTACTTTGTCGTGGTTATCTGTATACTAGTTTTAATAATGAAATGAAAGTGAGGTTATTATGACATTATTAAATTACTTAAGAACTACTAATGCACAAAACGTAAATGCTTCTCTATACAATGTATGGAAGTCTTATAGAAGTGGTTTTGATAGTGGTGATTTTATGGGAGAGTATGGCATATCAGAAAACGATATGTATTATGGTATCAAAGAAAACTACACAACAATTAGAACTCTATTGACAAATCAAGACAACAAATACAATTTCTCTCGACATCAAAGTGGCTCACAATGGTCTAGTAAATTATACAGAGCATTTCAAAATGTGTTTGACCAAGTTCAAGACGAGTATGTTGAATGTAATGATTGTGGTGAGGTAGACTTACGCGATCATGCTATATATGTCGCAGGATATGACAACTATGTAGGCTCTTGTTGTGCCGATAATTACAGGTGGCATGAAAACCATGAGGAATACTACCACGAAGATGACTATCCTTATGATGAGGAAGATGATAATGGATATTATAGAGGAGTATATGGCTACGATTATGATGTAACAGAACACCCCGATATCGAACCTATATATCATGGCAACGAGAAGCGACTAATGGCAGTAGAAAACGAAGTCGAAATGCGCAACGATTGTCCTGAAGATATTGCAGAATTAGTCAGTCGAACTCTGAAAGGATTTGCATTATGCAAACATGATGGATCACTCAACAGGGGTTTTGAAATAGTTACAGCACCTGCTACTATTACAGCACTCAAAGAGGGTTGGAATAGATTCTGTGAAGCAAACTATGCAGATCAACTATCATCATGGCATACTTCAACTTGTGGTATGCACATTCATGTAGATCGTAAATCATTGACACCACTAGAAATTGGTAAACTACTAGTATTTGTCAATGGTAGATACAACTCTCAATTTATGGAAGCCATTGCAGGTCGCGATTCTCAGCAATGGTCAGCCAAGAAATACAAAGGTATCAAAGACGCACTACAAAGATCAGATAAGTATGAAGCATTGGCAACGCACAAACCACGCACCATTGAGTTCAGAATATTCAGAGGTAATATTGGTAAGCAAGGTATCATGCGAAACATTGAATTTGTAGACGCACTATGCAACTTTGTAAGAACTGTTGGTATGGATAAAGATACCGACACAGTAAATAGGTTATCATATACCAACTTCATTGAGTATATGAATACATCTGAGAATAAGGGTTCATATCCTTACCTATTCTCATGGCTAGTTCGCAAGGGCTACAACAAGGGTAGAACTAAAAACATACAAAACGAAAGTGAGGAAAGCTAATGTGTTTAATTATTAAATCCGACAATGCTAGTGAGTTAAAACAAAACTTACTAACATCAGCATATCACAATAATTCTGATGGATTTGGTGGTATGTTTCTTGCTGATGGCAAGATACAAACATTTAAACATCTGCCTAAAACTGAAGCAGATGTTATATCTCTATGGGATAAATACAAAGATATGAAAATCCCAATGGGATTACATTTCAGATTCACTACTAATGGTGGCACTAACAAATCAAACTGCCACCCATTTGAAGTGTTAAATATGAAGCAACATAACAGATCGATATGGGTTATGCACAACGGACCACAATTACCAACACCTATGATTGATGTAGACAAATCAGATACACACCAATATGTGAAGTGGGTATTACGTCCAATGTTAGCACACAATCCCGAACTGTTATACAATTCGGATTGGAGAGATATGATCGAAGAATCTATCGGCTCTGATAAACTGTTGTTCCTTGATGGAAGCAATGGTAAGTTCACAATCATCAACGAAGATCATGGTGAAATAATGGACAATATGTGGCTATCAAATACATACTCAATACAGCGTGGTATGGGTAGCGATTATGATGTCAAGACTGACACTATATCTACACAACCAAAAGCAATCACCTCATACAATCAAGGGTGGTTTCGTGGATACAATGGTCTAGACTATACA